CTTTCTAGTCATGCTCTTTAGCTTACGGTGTACCCGGTGAGCCAAAGATACCACGTGGGTCGCTGAAGCCAAAGCTGTAGCGCTCACGTGCCTTGTAGCGGACATTGCCGGTGTCGAAGTCGCCTTCAAAACCAGTTTTGATCCCTACACGGTTAAACATCTTCATGCCGTTAGGCGCGTCAGTCATGATAAAGAACGCATCAGGGTCTGTGAGGTAATGGTTTACCTTGTAGCCCTGTGGAACCATACCCATGTTACGCACGGCGTTGATGTCGTTATCAGCAGTGCCGACACGAAGAGTAGACTTCATGATGCGGTCTGCTGTGAACTGAAGCTCCTTAGGGATAATCAGCTTAGTACCTTGAACAGCAATCTTCAGGCCGCGCTCGTCAGTGAACGCTGCGATGTCGATAAGAGCCTGCTCAAGAGAAGCCTCGCTAAGGTCTGCCGCAACAGCCAACTCGTTTGCAAGATCAGGTCCACCTAAAGTGGGGTGATCTGTCGCACAGAGAGGCTTGCCGTCACCGCCAATAGAGGTAGTGAAAGCGTTGTTGAGGATAGAAGCAGCTTTAATCTGCTTTGTTGTCGCCATTGAACGAGCGAGCGCCTTTGTGTAACGAGCCGATAGTCGGTCGTACAGGTTGTCTTCCACTGCCTCTTCAGTCAGTGAGAAGGCCAAAGCCACTGTTTCGTGAGTGTAGCGAGCAGTGTAAACCTCTTGGGCTTGATCGAATGCAACACCCGAACCCTCTGATTTAACTGGCGCTTCGCCAAACCCGGATAACATCACCTCCTCTTCAAAGGCTCGGTCCGAAGACTCTGTCTCGTAGATTTCAGTATGCTCGTTGTCGTAAGAACTATATTCGAGGCCAAACAAAGCGTTTAGACCCGGCTCTAGCTCTTTTACTAGTTGTGAACGTGATATAGCCATGACCTAAGTCTCCTATTGACCTGCAACACCGGCAGAACCGTAAAGGTGCTCGTTAATTTTAACTACAACCACCGCGTTTGCGCCGACTGCGTTGTTAGGCACGTCCCAAAGACCAATGACCTTAAGGTTAAGTGCTGCAGTAGTAGCAATGCTTGATGTATCCAACTCGTTCGCTGAAACACCTGTTGTAGTGCTGCCCGTTCCAATAACGATGTCTGCATTTTTACCGTAATCGGTTACAGCAGAAGTGCCATCGTTTTGGATAAGGAACATCTGGCTAGGATCATCAAGTACGTCTGCGGTGATCTTACCCTGAGTGATGTTCACTGAACCGGGATAGTAGTTTGAGAACGTGGGTTTGCCAGTGGTTGGGTCTGTGTAGAAACAACCATTGAACACGCCGACCGCCGCTGTGTGAGCCGAAGGGTCGAATTGGAGAATGTAACCATCTTTCAATGTGACTAGGTCACCTTGGAAAATAGCTCCTGCTTGGTTGTCCGCAATTTCGTAACCGTACTGCTTCTGGCTACCAGTGCCAGAAAGGTTACCAAGCGGACGTAAGCCAAAGGCTTTGTCTGCATTTGCCATGATAAATGTCCTCTAGAATTTAGATTACTCGGAACCCGATCTTGGGCCACCGAGGCTTACTTTGGACTGTCTTTCCGGCGAGTTGATCTTCATTGACGAGTGTGCATTCGTCTTCAACATGTCGTTATCGACTGCCCTTATCTGATCATGGGTCCGTGAAGAATAAAACTGTCGGCGCTCTTCGGCTGTTTCATCGGGTATTCTAGCTAACAACAATCCGCCCACAGAGATTACCCCTGCATGCTTGCCGTCATCTTGAACACCTGAGTCAAAGTCAGGGTGCTCGTCCGCTCTAACCAGTTCATACCCCTCTCGGAGTTTTCCTGCGATGTTAGTACGGTCGTCTACCCCGCCTGATTCAGCCCTGATCCAACGGTGCTTGTAGCCCGCAGGCGCAGGAGGCGCGTCTAATCGTGAAGGAGGTGCCCAAGGTTTGCGGCGCGTAGTGGTCTCACGGGTATCCGAATCACGAACACTACGATTAAGTTTTGGCACGCTATTCTCAGTCATTTAAATTACTCCTTAACGTATTTGGCATATTCTTCAAGTGGGACCCCAAGTTTTTTTGCTATCGCAACCTGACTGGGACTCAACCTTACAGAGCGGCGTGCTGAGTTGTTTACTCCCGAAGATCGGGTTGCAGGAGCCACCGTTTGCACGGGCCGGTTTTTCCTGTTGTTTTGTTGCGTAGAATTCGAGTCATACTCGCTAGGAAATATTTGGCTCATCCTACGGTCGATCTCACTATAGTACTCGTCGGAGCTTGGGTCAAACCCTTCTTTTTGGATTAAATCCATGTGAATGCCCCTAACTGTATGGGTCATTACCGTATTTTGACCAAACCAAGCGTTCTTTTCCGCCCATTCTTCAGCCAGTACGTCCGGCTCTGCCGTTCTAGGCCTAAGTATTTGAGGCTGTTCTATTTGTCTGGGGTTTTGTGCCTGCCGTCTACGGTTATCCGTCGTGTCGTTAACCCGTTGCTGCTCCATAACCATTGTCGTTAAGCGTTGTTGCGCTTCCGTTTCAGTGTCTATGTCGCCTTCCTCACGAGCTTTTTTTATTACGTGCTTAAGGGCCATTAACTGAGTGCCCACACGATTTTGAATTTCTTCTAATCGTTGTGTGTCTGTCTGCTGATAAACCTGCTCTAGTTTTTGGTTCTGTTGCTGCACGTTTTTAGCGAACTCAAGGGCAGCTTCTTCTCGGCGCTGCGTCTCTCTCAAGCGAGCAGTAAGCTTATCTATTCGCTTTTTAACTTTCCCTGAATACTCTTCTAGCTCATTTTCAGCAGGGCCTCCTTTTTCTTTCTGCTCTACAAGAGGAGATTCTTCCTCCGATAATTTGGCGTCGGAGCCGTCCTCGTTCATCTCAACGGTGGCCTCCTGCTCATCTTCGCCAACATTAAAGTCTAACTCTTCTGTCATTGATTCACCCATAAAAAGCTTCCTTACATATGTAGAATGTCTTCAGGGTCGTTTACTAACCCTAAGATTTCATCGTCGTTTAACAAACGAATCTCGCCACCATCTATCTGAATCCGAGACCCTGCGTATCGACCAAATATTACCCAGTCCCCTGCTTTACACCACGGGCCGTAGGGGAATTTAGACTCGTCAGCATAAGATAGGTCACCTACCTTCAACACGTACCCGACATTAGTTGCCAGTTGTGTTCGTTGACGGGTCTCATCCGCAAGCACAATTCCGCCTTTAGTAGTTTTAGCGCCACGATAAGGCAGGATAGCTAGTCGCCATCCAGTGGGTTGCGGAATAAGGTTTAAAACAGAGTCGGAAAGGCCATGTTCGGCAACTTTCCCTTCATCGGTGTACGCATCGTCAAGGGTTAGCTTGGTGCTTTTGGCTTCTTTGTCTTTAGCCTCAGCTTTCCACTTTTCCTCTAAGGGCGTAAGTTTCATTTCAGGTTCCATATAGGTCTCTCTGGTAGGTTAAAATTCTTCTGAATGTTTATCCAATTTGTCTCGGATAATCTGATCCACAAGCTTTATGCCTTCCAGACGGCCCATAAGGAAGCGGTAGCGTTCCATGTCGGAAATAGTGCCATTAAGCACTAATGCCTCGGAGTCTTCCTGTAACTTCCTAACTTCTTTCAATACGCTTTCAGCGAATTCAAGCATGGTCGTTTTTCCATGAGAGCAGACAGTTTAAAGCCACCGTCTGGGGGCATACTTAGTAAATCTTTACTGGGCGGTTCCCGTCACGTTTTTTAACGGTCCTTACTGCCCCACCGGACTTCATCTTGTTAGATTTACCGGCTTTATTTAGCGCAATAGCCACAGCTTGTTTTTGAGCTGCAGTTTTGCTCTTAGGTTTACTTGCGCCTATTTTACCCTTTTTTTCGTAAGTTCCAACTAGTTCACCTATGTTTTTACTAATTGTTTTACTACTAGAGCCTTTTTTTAAGGGCATTACCTGCCTCCTTGCTTAGGGGCATTGATTCTTTCCCTAGCAACATTCGCCCTTTCTTGAGCTATCTTCTGCTGAGAATCTATTCGGGCTTGGTTGGCTTCAGCGTTTTGGATAATTCTAGCCTGATCAAGCTTAACCCCTTCTTGCTTGAGCGCTATGTCGGCTTGGTCTTTAGCCGCTCGTTGCTCTAGCTCCTTAGCTTTCAACGCTACTACTGGGTCTTCGCCTGTTCCTTCGCCTGAAAGCTCAGCTTGCATAGCCTTCATTTCCATCATGCCTTCGGCAACCTTGATCGAAACTGTTGCCTCACGCTGAAGGTCGGAAATCATCTTATCAGGGTCCGCACCGTACTCTGTAAACAGGTCTGCTTCCGCACTTTCCTCTGCTTTTAGGCGGATGTGCTCCAAAATATGCTTTTGAAGTGCCGATGAGCCTATGGGGTTGGACTGCATGAGGGGCGACATGCCCATCATCAAGTGGGCCGCGATATGTGCGTCGTGCTGCTGTCCTGCAAAAGCTTTTAGCGTCTTACTGTCCGCTGCGTCAGCGTTCTCGCTTGCAGGGTCCTTAGGCAGTTGGTTGGTTTCCATCTTCAGGATGCCGTCAATGTCTCGGACGTTCATTGCCTGATAGACGCGATGGTAAGCCTCGTACATGTTGTGCATTTGTGGCGCACTTTGGGCTAATTGCAACTGAGCCTGCGCTAAGGTAATTCGTTGAGCCGCAGAGAATACATTTGGGTCTGCTATGGGCAATATAGCGACCATATGGGTAAAATCTTCTCTTTTTACACATCTAGACGCTCCGGGGACGTCATATGGGTATTCATCGGGTAAAAATTGCCCAAATCCCTCCGCTAACATCTCAAATTCTTGCGTCTGGGCGTAGTAAAGGCGCTTGTGTATGGCAGAGGTTACGATAGAACCGCGTTCCAACAGCGCAAGCGTAGTGCCTACAGCGGCCTGTTGGTTAGCATCGCCAACTTGCATGTCTGCAGTGCTTGCAAGGCGCTTTCCGGCGTCTACGGTGAAACCTAGAAGCGTAAATAGCGTCTGGCTTGGCTCTTTGTAGGGCAGAGGCAGCAGTGAACCACTTAACTCGGCGCCACCGGCGTCAATATCCCGCCATTCGCCCGGCTGAATAGGGTTGTCATCGTCAGCAATCCGCGCACCCTTCGCTTTAAAGCCTGCAGGGAGGTTGGATAGCGTGCCTGCGTCAAGAAGTTGACGCAAAGCGGCTGTTGCAGTCTTACTTAGGCCGCCAATTAGGTGAACAAAGCCCAAACCGTAGGCGCCGGGGCCTTCAATCAGCACATAATGCACGAAATACTCACGACGACGCTTTAATTCGTCATCTTCTAGCCAATTCCTGCGTACTCCGACCACTTGTCCGCTGTTCTCGTCAATCGTAACAACGTAAGGCAGCTTAATTCCTGTCTCGTTGTTCTTGTCGTCAAGGTCTTCAAAGCCGAAAAGGTCCAAATCAACTTGGAACTCGAGCAAAAAGACTTCTTCAGGCTCGCCGCTTGAGCTTAAACCCGTAACTCGGTCTATTGCGTACCTAATCTGATCTCCGCCAACAGGGTCATTCTCTGGATCGACTACTGAGTCTAGGTATTCACCTGCAACAACGCGCTTTCTGAACTCATTTGAGTCCATAGATATACGGTGGGTAATTCTTGGGCACTGAGAGATGACACTCGACCCGTTGTAAGGAATATAGAGGTCGTCAGGAAGAACCAGACGACTAACCATACGACCCAATTGTTCATCATAATAGACCTTCTTGAATGCGGAGCCGCCGTATCCAACGTAAAATAGTAATTGATCGAACTCCGGCGTGTATTCTTTCATCACCGACGTGATTTGGTAGTTCATAAAGTCCTGCACGCGCGAAGCCTGTTGGACCTTATCAATGGTTTCTTTGCCTAGAGTCTCCGTGCGGACAGGGCCGCCTGCGGGCATAAGCTCTTTAAACGCCTGCGACTGGAACTGGATTACCGCTTCAGTCAGCATTGGGTGTACTGCGCCTGCGGCACCACGGAACGGTCGCGTGCGGTCCTCAATTTTAAGACCTAGCAAGTCCATTCCCTTGGCGTACATCTGCTCCCAGTCCTGCCTAGAGGCCTTGTCTGCTTCAAACAAAGCAAGTAGGTCCGAGGAGATGTCACTCAGCTCGGTTTCGTCAATGACCTCGGCAAGGTTACTGTAGAACTCAACGTCGTCTTCCTCGTTAACTTCAATAACGGCGCTACCGTCACCCTCAAGGATGATTTCAATATCAGGCTCTTCTTCACCCATCATTTCAATGATGTCAGTTACTGGGGCCAGATTAACGACTTTATCTACAGGCATGACTTTGTCCTATTTGTATGTTCGGTTGTCATTGTACACGCGCTCTACTGATCCGCCACTTTTGAAATAGTCAGGCTCGCCTTTTTTACGCTTTTTAGGGTCTAGTGCGTGCTCTGGACTTTCTAGTGGCCTAGTCTTAACGTCTTTGGCAAGAACTAGCGGCCCAATCTGGATTACTTCTTTCGCTGAGTCAACGGGTTGTCCCGTGGCCTTGTCATAAAAGAATGAATGGCGATAGGGGTTCATGCCTACCTGCGTCCAGTTTGGATCGTTAATAAACTTTTCGGCCTGTTCTTTGGCAACTTCAGGATCAACATTACGCCACTTGCCATTCATTCGAGCAAACGAGGCCTTAGGTTTTTTGCCTGTGGCAACCCCAAAAGCCGATTTAGCGTTACTGTTGAATTTAACGTCATCAAGGACGGCTATTTTACCATAACCCAGTGAGCTTCCAGAAGTGCCCGCGCCTTCATGCACGGATACTACCCACGTGTTGTAGCTGTTGTAAGCAGGGATATCTAGTCTTGACCCTACCATAGTGCCATCGGCAATCTCTGTGTCTAAACCAATAATGCCCTTAGCCACCTTGTTTGCGTCTAGCGCGGATGCAATGTCTTCAAACGAAGATATTCGGGGGACTTCCGTGAGGGGGGTAATAGGGCGAAGGCGGTCTACTTCTTTCGAGTAGTCCGAGATAGATATCTCCCCCCTGCCAAGCTTTTCTGCTGCCTCAGCAAGTTCGGGAGTTTGTTCTTGTCTAAAATCACCCTTATTAGCTTCACGCCAATCTTGGCGTTGTTGCTCAGTTACGTCTGTTGCTTTTTGTATGTCGGTCTTTACGTTCTGCGTGACAGGGG